TGAATTTCTGATACTACCGTATCGTAATACTGGTCTAACTGATATTGATATTTTGGCATAATTAAGTATAAGCGTGTTCATTAGTATTTATACTTTTATGCTTTTGCGCCTCTTCTTTTTAGTTCCTCTAAGATGGTTTCCTTTTCCTTTTTCTTGCGAATCATTTCAGCTTTGATGCCTACACGACGATTGTATAGCTCCTCAATAATCTCTGGAAGGAATCCTTGCTTATCACGACGGAAGCATGCGCCGTTTGCAGCAACCGCAAGATTCGGCTCAGGGCTGATGTGAGTCTTGTTGGTCAATACAACGTCAGGATTCATGCTTGGCAGATGCATATGTCGCACGAGTGTTTCAGGACTCATGTTGTACTGAATAATGATGTTGGGGTAAAGACTGTTAAGGTCAAAACTCATAACCCAATCATACATGCCGGGAACCACTTCCTTGACAAATCCACCTGGGTAGCTAACCTTTTGACTTGGGCGACTTGGCGGCACTGCAATCTTTTTTAATGCAAGGCGACGGAAGATGATGCTATCCCAAATGGCAACCGTACCTAGTGTATCGCTATAGTTGACACCACCAAAATATGCTAGCGTAAACACAAGGTTAATCAATCCCAGCTTGGCTTCAAAGCGTTCAATAAGTTCAACGTCAACAATGTTGTAGTCCACAAACTTTTGGAAGTCCCGCTCATACAGTTTGGCAAGCGTGCCTTCTTCGCCATAGTCCAACTTGTTTTGGCCAAGAACAACTTCAGCAATATGATCCAACTTGTAGCTTTCTTGTTTGCCATAAGTATTGAGTGTAAACTTTTGGAACAGATCCATATAGTCAAGTTGCTGAATGCCAGCGATGTTATAGAGAGTATTCTCACGGCCTTTCACAGTAACCGTCTTTTGCTCAATCTTTCCCCATGGGCTCAGCTTGCTAGCTTCATCACTACCCAATACTCTACTGATACGATTCACAAGGTAAGGAACATCAAAGAGTGTGGTATTCCAACCGGTAACCACATCAGGCATATTAAGAGTATCACTCCACCAAGCGATAAAGTCCAGCAGCATTTCGGCTTCGGTTTCAAATTGACGATACTCCTTTTTAAGATGTGGAATGCTGCTGGCGCTACTATCATAATCCTTTAGTCCCCACACAATGTATTGCTCAGCTCTGCTGCTCTTTAGTGCAATGGTCAATACGCTATGACGTGCCTCACTAGGCTCAGGGAAACTTGTGGTTGTCACGCCTGGGATTACCCCATAAGCAGTCTCAATATCAATGTATGCAATGTCAATAAGGCGGCGATCATACTTAATTTCATTGGGAAACTCTGCTTGAATGAAAGCAGGAATATGACGGTCATTTCCATAGATTTTAAAGTTGGGAACACCTTCATAGCTTTTTGCAAACTCACGGCACTCACTCATACTATCAAATCTCATCGGCTCAAGTGGGAGACCTTCAAGGCTGCGCCACTTTGCAGCTTTATCCTTACTTTCCAGATACATTACTGGACGGAATTTGTAACTGTTGTAAACCTTTTTACCTTCGTCATCATAGCCGCGATAGCGCAGGCTGTTCATATGGCGGTCAATGCAAGTATAGAATCCGTTAATCATTATATGTTATTATAAACTAAATCGGCCCAGATGTAAACTACAAACTGGGCCGATTGGGATTTATTTTATTGCTTTACTTGATAGCAATAGTACGTGGCTTTTTCTCGTCAGGAATGACTCGCTCAAGAGCGATGATTAGGATACCATTTACAAGTGACGCTTCACCAACTTTAACATATTCTGCTAAAGTAAAGCGGCGCGTAAACTTGCGTGTACTGATACCTTTGTGTGCATATTCCCGCTCATCTTCAACTGCATGCTCGCCGGTAATGACTAGCGAATTTTCAGCAGTCTCAATGGTAAGATCCTCAGCAGAGAATCCAGCAACCGCAAGTTCAACCAAGAACGAATCATCGTCAAGCTTGACCACATTATGCGGTGGGTATACATTTGTATTTTCCTTAAACGCGACATCGAAGTCTGCAAAGACTCGATCAAACCCAATTCCCCAAGGGGACAGTGTATTTATTTTCATATTTTTTTTAACTCCTTATTAAGCAAGTTTTTTGGTTTATGTTGTAGATGAACCCGAAACGGCATTCATCTTTGTAGCCAACCTCGCCACAAATCTATTTATTCTTATTAGATGAAAATTCTTTAAAAGAAAGCAATTTTCTTGAACTAATAATCTCAAAGAAAGTCTTTGCGGTTTGACCATTTAGTTTATCATAACTAAAATGTACGCTGCTATAAATTGGGCGATAGTGTAGTGTGCGCTCTTTACAAGTGATAAGCAACTGACCAGTGGTAACCATATCGCCTTTGCCTGGGTCTCCCATACGAACTGGGTTCATAAATGGGTCATCATTAGGCTTTTGACTCATTGCCTCAAGAAAGTCAACGGGATTGTTAATCTCAACATCACGCAGGTAGTTGTTGATTATTTTCCATCTCTCTTCACTGCTTTGTCGTGATTGGATGATTTTTGGGTCCGTCGCATTTGCACTATATCCCAGCTGTGTAAGATCAATGCCGTGGTTAGTACGCACACAATGATTATCATCTTTGGTAATTTCCTTTAGGTTGTAAATGTATTTGCGTGGCTTCTTATCAGTACTATCTGACTTTTTAACCGTAAAACCACCTTCAAGAAGATAGCATTTGTCGCTATTGAAAATAAAGGTTGCACCTGCAAGTTCCTTTTCAATAAGCATCTTTGCTGCGCTCTTAGGATCTTTACACAACAAGGAATTGCGAATAGCAAGACCGTCAGGCGATACCATTGCTTTCTTTTTGCCTTTCTTAGCTAATACTTTACCACCTTCTTTTTCGTCACTCTTGACACTAAAACTAGCACTGATAATCGCTACGCCATATTCATTGATGCCTTCAGTCCAGCGTGTAGTCTGATCATCAATGTATAAGCGTTGAATGTTTTCTCTGTTGGAGTTAACAATTTCTATTTCGGTTTTATAGTTGCGGTCACGATTCTTAGCGCCAACCCAACCATAGTTCTTAATGTATTTAACGGCAATGCAGCACATATTTTTATGTTATACCATATTTATATTACGGCCAATTTCTATAGCAGTAAGGATAAAATTAGTCTGATCATTTCTTTTTGATGTTGCCAATACTATATTTTGAGCGAAGATCCCATTGACTTTTCACAGCATGAGATATAATCTTAATCTGCTTAAGCGAAGTAATTTCTTTGATACTTTCGGCGTTATCCACTCGCACCAATCCCCAGTCGCTTAACAGTGTAATGATGGTATTGCGGCGACAATAGTCATCGTGTGTAAAGTTTGACGGTTTACCATCAAGCATAAAGAGTTCTTTAAAGTGAACAATAAAGTAACGCCCTTGCTTGTGTAAAATATGACAGCTTTGGTATAGTACATTTAAATCTCTTTTGGAACTTACGCCAATACGACTTAAGGTTTCCTTTACCTTTAAGAAATCATCAGGCTCATTCAAATGAACTTCAACCATATCGGTAGGAGCCCATTCAATAACATTTTGTGAATTGTCATACATAGCAATAGTTTATTTATACCATTACTTGCGTCCGCCGCGATCACGACTAGCACGAATAGCTGATAGTGCAGATTCGGACAAAAGCGGTAAAGCTTCACGCGCTTTCTCTGCACTATAACAATAATGATCCATCAGCATCTGCACATCCGCACCATCATCCATCTTTTTACTCCATTTGCTAAAACGTTTCTTAGCGCGAACTGTATTCTTTAGAAAGTCATATTGCATCTTGACTGGCAATGATGAGTGTCGATTCATTTCATTAGCGAGCAGAACAGTATCATTAAAGTATGAGAGTCCACGATTTACCATGAAAGGTAAGTATGCACGATCCGCGCTAGACGGGTCTGCCGCACCTTCACTATTATCAGCTCTACACGTGTCCAGTAAACTTTTGCCATTTGAGCCTTCGTTAATACTATTGAGAAAATCAAAAAATGATAATTTCTTAGGAGCTGCGGGTGCGGCAGTTTCTTTTTTCTTGGCTGCCATATTACTTGATCCATTCGACGTTGCTCATCAGTTCAGTCATGCAGGCAACCATGTTAAGTTCTCTGTCGCTTACAAATGCAGCCTTGTAACTATAGTCTGCAAGAATAAGTACAGCACTTGGAATGCTGTTGGGTGATGCAGTATCATACAAGCTGTCATAAATCTTGCGGAACACAACGCTGCTATCAA